GCTACAACGATATATGGGCATTATCGCCGCCATGTACATCGGTAAACCGTTTGGCAAAGGGTATACTAACCGCATGAACCGAGACGAGCTGGAAAAGGCAAAGCAATGGCTGGACGAACACTTCTATTTCACTCAGCCAAATGACGACGACTTGTGTATCGACAGCCTGCTTGCCAAGGCCAAGGAAACTGTGAAGAGATACGGAGTCAACACAATTGTCATTGACCCATGGAACGAGGTAGACCCCAAGCGCCCCATAGGCACGACGGAGACTGAACATATCAATACCAGCCTTGCCAAGGTCAGGCGCTTTGGAAGGATGTATCAAGTGCATATGTTTGTCATTGCCCATCCTCAAAAACTACAGAAGGACAAAGATGAAAAGTATCCAGTGCCGTCAGCTTACGAGATAAGCGGTAGTGCTAACTGGTACAACAAAGGAGATGCTATAGTTGCTGTATGGAGAGACCCGAAGGATGAAACGAAGAAGGTGTCAATACATATACAGAAGGTTAGATTCCGAGAAGTAGGAAAGGTCGGAGAAGTAAGCATCAGCCATGACGTAGTTACTGGACGTTATTCTGACGTGGGAGACTTTCAGAATAGACATGGCTAAGAGCGTATTATCCATTCAGGGCATGTATGCGAGTAATCGCAGAGGCTTGGAAGGAGCCCGATGGGGTATGTGTCTTGAATAAATAATATTATGGATAAGCCAATAATAACGATGATGCAAGAGATAGCTGAGGAATTACGTGGCACTTGTGGCACCCTTGATGCAGCACTGGAAGAACGAGGCTTTGAGTTAGACAGCCTACCGCCAGAGATGCTTCGGGAGCTTGATGAAGCAGTAATGCTATGCGAAACATGCGGATGGTGGTGTGATTCGCACGAATTAAACGACGATAATAATTGTAACGAATGTGGGGAGAGCGAATAATGAAATTCACTAAAGGAATAAAACACAAATACAATGCAAAGCCTACAGTGGTTGATGGGTTCCGGTTTGACAGTAAGAAAGAAGCCATGCACTATAAGCGTAACTTAATATTGATACAGTCAGGTATTATGCTTATGCAGGTCAGGCAAGTGCCCTTTCATTTACCAGGGGGAGTAATATACAGGCTGGACTTTATGGAAGTATATAAAGACGGAGAAGTAAGATGGATTGACGTCAAAGGAATGGATACTCCACAGAGCAAGCAGAAAAGGAAGCAAGTAGTTGAATGGCGGGTGAACGGAATACAGGTCTACCCTATCGAGATAACCTTAATATAGGAGAGTAATTGTGGCGGAAAAGACAATGACTGACGAAGAACATGACTTGGTAGTTAGCGATGTAACCAGTTTCTATCAAAGCAAACGTGCGCATTTGAAGAAGCAGGTAACGCACTGGTATGGCAAGTTTATGATTTGCAAAGCCGAGAACAACATGCTTCGTAAAAACTACAAGCACTTGTGTGCTGCAGTAAGGTATCACCGAGAACAAGAAGCAAGTATCGGCATCCTGTTAGGCAAGCTAGAGACAAAGATCAATGGGCTGGAATCGCACGTACAGGAACTTGAAGCCGGAGCCTTGGTGTGAGACCTAAAACACTGGACATGGAAGTAGCGGTATCAGGCTATTTTAGTCCAAGGCAGAACTTGATAGTTCCAAACGTAAGCTGGGGAATGTTCCGGCACGAAGTAGACTTATGCGTACTGAGCCCTGCCGGATATGCCAGCGAAATAGAAATCAAAGTAAGCAGGTCAGACCTTATCAAGGATAAAGAAAAGAGGCATGGACACGACGAGCCTATGATAAAGTATTTGTACTTTGCTATACCAGTGCACCTTGAAAAGGACATAGACCATATACCAGAGCGTGCAGGCGTGTTAATCGTAGAATGGAACGAGCCTTGGAAGATGTATGGCAGCCGCAAGGTAGAAGGATGGTGGTCATGCAAGAAGAAGAGAAATGCAAAGATACAATACAACCGAAAATGGACAGACCATGAACGTAATAGCCTTTTAAGGCTGGGAGCCATGAGAATATGGGGATTGAAGACAAAATTGAGCAAGGCTTTATCGAGAGACTAATACAGAGCCTCCCTTCATTGCCTGATTACTGGCCAGACAACAACCCTTCTCGCTGGGTTAAGTTCAAAAGGATTATGCCACCAAAGCAGAAGTTCATGGAGAGGCTTGCAGACATGCAGGCATTCTTCACTGAGATAACAGGTTACGAGCCAAAGAAGGTGATTATGGGATGGAAACAGCAACGAGAAATGCAACACGAGCTACGGAGCCTTCATATGATAATGATGCCCTATAAGGGATACGTCGGACGGTTAATAGGCATGGATGTGATATTTATTCAGGAAGACAACAGATTGGAGGTAACATGTTAAGCATAGAAGAGTTCAAGGTAAGGTTTATTTTAAGACTAAGAGAGGTTCTTGACTTGAAGCCTTCGCAATGGATGAAAGATTGCGCAGAAAGCGCATACGAGATGTGGCTTGAAGACGACCCCGACGCAACGACGCCAGAAGACATGGCCGACAGCGAGTGCGACGAAATGAGGCGAGACTGCTAATGAGAGAACTGGCAAAGAAAATAGACAAGCTGGAAAGGGATTTTGCAAGAGCAGATTATATTTTATCAGAGGTAATGGTTGCATTGGCCTTAGTCCCGCATGTTAATGACATAGGGTATGCATGGGCAGTGCGGAATTACAAAGAATATTTGAAAGAAAAAGGAAGGGGGTGATTATATTGGCAAAGGCAAAAAAAGCGGTAGCGCATAAGCAGAACAAGTATGGTACGCAGACCGAATGTGGGCTTAGAATAGAGGAAGTATTCAGTTCTAACAAGACATGGAGAGGCGTTACATGCAAGAGATGTCTCCTGTCTCAAGGCGTAGAGATAAGGGCAAAAGCAGCAAAGAAAGCAGCAAAGAAGTCCGGCAAGAAGTAATGATATCTTTATTTTCCGTAAAGCCGCTGGGGAAACCAGCCTCAGCGGCAAAAACGGCATTAAGAAAGGAGAAGGTTTTGGAAAAGACTCAGACCACAGAGAGAATCCATGACGACTTAGTAGCTAAGCATCTTGACGAACTAGAAGTCATTAAGCACGAAGCCGTTGAGAGAGAGCACTATGAAGCCGCCGATGTCATTGGTAAGTCTGCCTGTCTTATCAAGGCTCATCAGGCAGTCAATAACTGTTTGATTAATGAGAACAAGGCGCTAAAGATGAATGCAAGAATGTACCTTGCAGGCTTGGCCATGAGCGGAATGCTGGCGGACAATATATCCAACCGTAGCACAATACCGAAGCATGCTGTTCAGATGGCTGACGAGATATTGATATTAATAAACAAGAAATAAGAGTAGCTTACTTTAATACGTGATTCCTAATACAAGGAAAGAGAGGTTTTAAAAATGAAAGTAATGAACATAGGTATTATCATACGGAACGATCACGATGATACCTTCCCTGTAGCATTAACAACACAAATGGTTTCGGTAATACAAAACCTACTGACGCAAATGCCAGCACTGCAGTCTAAACTGGTAGACGGTTCGGGAAACCCAGTAGCAGCAAAGGCGTCTATTCCTATTATTCCAAGATGTATGGAGTTCGATTGGGATACAGCATATGCCCCAATAATGCCAGATGAAGAGGCTACGCTAATGGAAGCATTGCAGAAAAAGTACAAAAAGGACGAAGTAGAGAAAAAGGATAGCCATTACACTCCAGACAATTCCGAATCTGGCGGCATCATAGTTCCGGAAGGACTAATGAAGGAAGATGACCCAGAGGACAAGGTAAAGCCGCTGTTCACGGACAAAGACAATCCGTTTAATATGGCTCTCGATGCGTCTGGCAGGGCTAACGTTGATTTAGAGGAATCCGCCGACGCTAAGGAAACCGCAGGTGCCGAAATTCCTGATGCTGACGTTGAGAAAGCGAAAGCATTAAAGCAGGAAGATTGTGTTGTAGCACCGGAAGAGCTCAAGTTAGAGGGTAAGCAAAACCCTGTATAGACGGCAGGAACGAAGAGGCCGTTTCGGTAGGGAGACAGGCCTAGAGAGGACGTGCTAAGCACTAACCCTTTTTACCGCTTGTCTCTCTACCGCTTACTTTAATACGTGATTCACAGTAAAGGAAAAGCCATGAAACCCAGGGAAATTAAGCCTTCGACGGTGTACAGAATCGTAGACAGGAACACGAATGAATCAGTAGGTTCTTATAGCCGTGCGTATTGTGATGAATACGACTTCAACAGTGTTTACGAAGCCCGTCTAGCAAATTGTCATGGCATGTTTGTCGATGAAAAGAAGTATAAAATAGCTAGGTACAAGGTCACTTACGAGCTTATCGAAGACAACGCCGCAATAGAGAAGAAAGACGCAGATAATTACAAGCTTGACCTTGAAAGATTTGAACATTAACTAAAGGAGCCTTTGAAAAATGTATGAAAATATACACGAACTAAAAACAGACCCTATACCGTTTGGACACACTGACGCAGGTAAGAAGACTGTAGAGGTAAGACTGGATGACAGGGAATACTTAACAGGGGACTATATACTCTTAAGGGAAACTAGGTACACTGGCGAAGAAATGGCCGAACATCTCAGCCCCTTAGAGTATACAGGCTACTCTATTATGACACTGATAACGCATATCCACGGAAAGGAAGGTATGAACAAAGGATGGATAGCTATGTCTCTCAAGGTATTGAGAAATACAGGGAGGAAGTATGCCAGCTAAACCCATGAAGGTTAAGAAGACTAAAGAAATTTGCTTGAAATGTGACAGGAAGTTTAAGAGTACTGGAGACCACAACAGGATTTGCGACAAATGCAACGCAGAGAATAGTAGGGAGGCGAGAATAATGCACAAAACGTCGCTGAATAGCGAAGGAGACTCCATTATCAAGTATGCCTAAGCACCTTCGCACAATCCAAACGTCTCAGAACGGATTGTGCGAAGAGTTGTTATCAGTTTAGTTCTGGATGGTAATGTAACCCACAGCTATGGCCAAGATTAACCCAAACAGGCATGCCGTTTCTCTTGATAGTCAGCACGTTTGTCTTGCCGTAGTAATAGTTCCTATCCAGCTTGCCAACGCCAATGATATACCTTCCCAGTCTAAGTGTGAACTTTGTAGTTTCCCACACCTCTCTTCTCCATGGAATGCATCCTCGATGCCCTTTGAAATTGTGATACCATATATCACTGCCTTTCCTGTGAAATTCCCAACTCCAAACCTTTGTGCCTTTGAAATGTTTAGATACCACCAACCACTTCCACGGCCAGAAATCCCTCATTAATTCTTCTTTATGTCTCCATTGAACTTCTATCATAACACGCCTCCCTTCCATACAATAAATTTATCAGCACAGGCCTTGCACAACGACCTCTTCCCTTTGGTGCTCCACAGAATAGAGTCACCTACGTCTATTACATCACTGCACTGAATACAATTGGTTCTAAAGTTAGCTTTTATCCATTTAATCAAGGTCTATCCTTTCTGAACTTATCAAGGATAGTGTCTGCTACATGTCCTGAATTGCTATCCGAAATAAACATATAAGTATTCTTTTCGATTAAAGATATAAGCCATTCCCTTTCTTGGTTCTTCGACTTCTTTTCTCCCATGCTGTCGGTGTTGATGTCGGCTACTGGCTGGTCTCCCTCCCATACGTCTATAAGGTATCCGTCTTTTTCTGTATATCCGCTTTGTGTGTACTCGCTCATGGCTCTCTTGATCGACTTACTACTAAATATAACCCTACTGTGCCCTTTGTCGTCAGTTTTGCCTATTTCAAACCTGATTTCCGTTTCGTCAATTCTGTGCAACATAATCATCAAACAGTCTTGTTCCGCCTTAATCTTCTCCATCTTATCCATTAACTCTTGCTTCTGTGTTCCCATAATCACTATCCTTTCTTGTTATAATTATAACCCGTAAAGCTTAATTATTGGATTACCTCGAAAAGCCCGTGGATAATCGGAATAAATACATACTTCCACATGCAAACAACAAAAGTTGCCCATCCTATAAACATTAAAAAACTTTTCATAATTTCCTCCTTGTTATTAACGGTTTAATTGGTATAATAGTAATTCATGTCTCCTTGGATGGATAGGACGGCGGCCTGACCCTCCGCAATGTGTCCTATCCATCCGTCATTAACACTACATATTATGATTAAGTAGTTATTAAAAAATCTATTTTAGACTTTTTGCCAATCATCTTGTAATGGTCAATTTGTGCCTTTGAACTAGAAACCATTACGTTCATTGCCCTAATCATAGCCTGTGCATTTTTATCCGAAAGGGTTCCGTTTTCAAGTCCAGTTATAATTTTTGAAGCTTTATTCCTCAACTCTTTTACATTTTTCATATCATTTTCCTTTTCTTAATAAGTCTCTGTAATTTTATCATTTCTCTTTTCGCTTCAACTAACGCCTTCGGTACATCTTCCCTTGATAGTCTTAACCTGCTAAGTACATACCTATCTGTTAAATTCCTTCTTCCCTCCTTTTCGTATATCGTCTGTAATTTTTTGCTTCTCTTTAGTGCTTTAATCTTGGTTTTTTTGCTTCTCTCCGCCCTCCTTCCTGTCTTCCCTGCAAGTTTATCGAGTTGCTCTTGGCCTCTTGCGACTGACTCCATATCTCCCAACGCTTTGTTTTTCTTCATATACCACCTAAGAGTCTTTCGTATATTCATACACGCAACGCAGTTACGGGTACTTATATACCTTTCTGAAAAATACTGACTCTTATGCATATGCCTATTTAGACACAACCGCCCAAGAAATGTTTTAGGGTTATCGGTTTTCATTACTGCATGTTCCTTTCTTGTCCGCAATCATCACAAACAGCATCACCTTTATCGGTCTCAAACGGAAACGGCTCCGACAACGTGTGCTGGCAATAAATACAATCGTGTATGGCTCTGAATCTTTCCAGCATATAAGCACCACTGATAGCATTGCCCCAGCATACCGCCGTGCCACACAAGACAGTTGCTAACCCGCTCGTCACTGTTTCTATCTCTTCCCCGTCGTCCTTCCTGACCAGTACCTTACACCCAACAGCATTCTTACTGTTCCACTCGTCTACCAATTTCTGTTGCGCTTCGTTTCGATTCATAATGTAATCCTTACCTCCTTTGCCTTTGCCAGTAGCCTGAGAAGGCCTGTAATGCCCTCGGCTCCCTTGGTCTTGGCCAATGAAATCAACGCCTGCTTCTCTGACAACTTGATTCTGGCATTGATTTGTATGTCTAAATTAAAATCTTTTTTGCTATCCACCATCCTTATCCCCCTCTTCTTTTTTGTTTATAGCATCGAACAACCTGTTAGCACTATCGCCCTCGGCATAAACACTGTGGCTTGCCGCAGTTGCTATTTCCTGTATCATAGCGGCTATTTTTTTCGACATCACCACAAACGTGTCGTATTCTTTTTTTGTTACAGGCTCCACGGCCTCCGAATCTGCCCTTAACGTCATCAGCCCACTCTCTACTTCTTTAAGATCAATAGTTATCTTAATCATTTCTTATTTTCCCTTTCTCAGTTAAGGCAATAGGTTAGGTATTGCGGAGGTTCGTCTGGATGATATTCGCTTAACACACCTCTGGGACTCCACTCCAATTTAAACAAGGCATCTTCAACAGTGTAGCTTTTATCAAAATCAGTACTTCCTATAATCTTTTCGCTATATTCAAAATACAACACTATGCCTCTCGTGGTAAATACTGCATTCTCCCACGCAATATCACTGGCCTTGAGACATATATTATTATAGCTTCTTTCAAACTTCACATTGCGTAGTATTCTGCCTCCCTCTTTGTAACCTCTGCCCTTGATTTCATTATGACGGACATTGCACCAGAAAGCATCACTGGCATGGTACTGGTGATTCTTAGTCATAAGAGCTACTTTGACAACATCAGTCCTGAAATCAATCGCTCTTTCCAGTAAGTCCTTTTTAAATATATCACTTATCATTTGCGGCACAACATGACTCCTTTCTCTATGCTTATAATCTGGCTCGGAGGAATCCAATATGTACCGTCCGTGCCCTTGGTCAGCTTCAATCCTTCTGTTATCCAGAAACCTTCCTTAAACCTGTCAACGCCCAACTCTTCTGTTACCACTACAGATATAGCATTTTTAAAATTAAACCAACATCTATATACTACCATGTTATGCCCCACCTCCTTTAACATTGACACCTTCAATGCCTGTTATTTTTGTCAACGCCTCGGCAACCATCTCCATGGTAAGATACGGATATAGCTTGCTTGATAGAAACCTAAGTGTGTCGCCTTCTACCTTTGACGCAATAAACACCTGCCAGTTGAAACGACTAGCGGCACATATAATGCTTCTGTGAATATCAGGTGCTTCCTTGTTCTCCATTATCCATTTTCCGATTGCGACTTTTATTGCTAAGCAATGCTTCACCTTCATACTCATATCAACTCCTTTCCTTTTTTTTCAATGCATTCAATTCAATGCGGAGTTTATCTATTTCTTCAGCACATGCGTACAAAACGGTTTCGCCGATTGCAAACTGGTTCTTGCTTGCTCCTTCTGCCAGTTCTCTTAGCTCGTTGGTGTCCAACACTATGTCTTTGCCTGCCATGGGCTCATGCCTCCTATTTCCTTTCGCAAAGTTCCCAAAATAAAGCAACTCTTTGGTTCCAGTCAGCGTCTACTTCTATCTCTTCTATTTCGTTTCTTAAATACTCACAAGTGCTTCTTTCTTCGTCCAACGCTGTTTCTATCTCGTCCATTTCTTGCGACAACGAGTTGATCTTCCGACTGGTCTTATTCCTATACTCTTCAAACTCTACCTGCAAGGCCTTAGCACATGCTTCCCTGTCCTTCTTGTCTGCCATGTGGCAGTGCTTCTTAAGAAGATCGTCTACCACGCTAATGTCAATTGCCATCGTCATCCGCCTCCTTGGTTCCCTCCGCCTTCTTGTTGATTTTTTCCATCTCTCTCTGTATCAAGTCTACGGCTTCTTCCCCACTGTATGCGGCCTTGATTTCTTCCGTCATAGGTATGACTACAAAGTCCTCCGCTCCACCTTCATAATTGGCCACTAACTCGCACAATGTTTGATACGTCAAATCACTGTTGTTTTTAAGTATGCTTAGAAACACCTCGCAACAATCATCCGCACTCATGGCCTCAACAAGTAATCCGTTGTCGTCTCTGAATGCGGTCATGAATAAATTCCGTACAAGCTTGGCTCTGCTTTCATCGGACAGCCCGTACTCTATTATCACTGCCACCCTGTCTACTGTCATCGGCCTTCGGTTTCCTGCAAAGTACTGGAAGTAGCCACCTGTTGAGGCTTGCTCTTCTTCCGTGATTCCTATCGCATCAAATACGGCATCTGTCATTTCTGGTACTAACTCTTGTATGCTGGCTTCACCGTCCAGCCATTTCGTTACGTGCCTTAACAATGTATCTTTTACCTTCCGTCTATAGTTTGCAGTCTCTCTCTTTTTCAGTATTCGCTTGTCTTCGCAATACTGGAAGTGACCGCCCACTGCGTCTTGCTCTTCTTCCGCAATTCCTATCGCATCAAATACGGCATCTGCAATTGTGCAAATAATATCAGCATCGTAGTTAAAGCTTAGCGATGTCTTACTGTTGATAGTGTCAAAGGCCTCACTAAGAGCATCTTTTACACTGTCTCTATGACTATTCACTATATCGTCTCCCAAATAAGAAATAAAATACCTGTTGGCAGTACCCAATCATCATCGACCACTGCCGCAAATAAAATCAATCCCAGCCATACCCAATCATTCATACCGATAACCCTAGCTTTCTTGCTATGCTCTTGCACTCAAAACACGGCTCATATCCTGGGTCACACTTCCTCTCTCTGACTAGTTTACGCATTTGTTTTTCTATGGCTCTGTAGCTGGCCTTGTCAAACTTCTTCAAATGTTTTAAGTCCTTCTTCGTTAGCTTGTGCTTGTACGGTTTTGTCACAACGATATTCCTTTCACAAAGTAAAGGTAAACATTAGCCATACCCGCACATGATAACATAGCCAATATAATCTTGTACGGCTTTGGAAACTGCTTCCACCATTCACGCATAACGTCTCCTATTCTAAAAGCTTTTCAACTTCAACAACAAATTTATTAAGCCACCAAGAAGTATCACCAGTGGCCTTACTACGACTCCTTGGAGTGTTGTAAAGTGTAAGTACTTCTCTCAATGGCTCCAAATTTCCAGCACTCTTCAACAACAATGGTAACGACTGTTGACATGTATCGCAAATATAGTTTGCGGTTTCTTGGCCACAGCCCCACCTCATACAGATTTCACACTGACAACCTATATTACTGGCCATGAGGGTTTCATGTACTTTCTGGTGTACACGGCCATAGTCTTCGATAACGTAACAGTCAACCTCTAGTTCCTTGGCATTCTGCACGGCGGCTACCGCACTTGACCAACATAGAGTGTAGTTCTCTGTTGTTACCCATTCCAGAATACCATCAGTCCTTCCCCAGAATTCCGTTCTCTGGTTTCCGTCTTCTCTGGCTATTATGTACCTGTGCATTACGCATCTCCTATTATAAGTATATATTGTTCTAACGCTTTCTTTGCCTTGTCTGCTTCTCTTTGCTTCCTCTTGTATACCTGTTCTAGCTTCCCAATCATATAGCTACTATAGCTAAAATCCTTTTCGTTCAATGGCTCACCGTCAATCATTAAACACACATCTTCCATGTATGCCCTGCTCATACCAGAAAAGCCTTTTGATTGCTTGACGTACAAGGCAAAGGTTTTATTTGCCTCAGCACGGGTTTTACATTCGATGTTTCCAATGTTTCCAACACTAACGACGTATTCCATAACTACTTCCTTTCTATTAAAAACGATTATGCTCAACACACTTGCTTACAAAGCCATTATATTCTGCTTGCACTTGCTCCCTTGTTATGCCATACCCTTTTAATGCTTCTACTGTATTGTCGATGTCTCCACTGATATGCGCTTCATGGTTTGCCAACTCCCTGTGTATCAACTCCTTGTCTGTATTAGTTGACTTGTCATCCATCACGGTTTGTACCGAGGCCTTATTAAGGTCTGCAATTAACTGCTCATGTGTTTCCCTTGGTGTTATAAGGCCAGCCCCTAAGCTGATATACTTAACGCCTGTTTTTGCTTGCTCGTTGTACTGTTTTTGGCTGAAGGCGAAAAAGGCTCCATGCTTCTTAATTGCTTCGCCTACATAGTCTTGCTTCTTTTCTACAACTTCTTCCACTGGCTTTGGCGATAACTTTTCTATTCGCTTTTTAACTGTACGGATATTGGCTCCAAGGTTTGTCAGCTTCCAAGAAGGATACACTTGCTTCTCAAAGCTATGTGCATTCGCTACCATGTCAATAAGCCTCTGTCTTTGGTGTTCCGGTATAAGCTTCATTTTGCTAACGTCTCCATTGGCCTGCTTGAAGTCCTTGTTGATGGATTTCATAAACTCCCTGTCCTTTTCCATCTTTGCCAACTTTGTTTGTAACTTCTCAACTGCCTGTGGATCGTCTGATAAAATTGCTTCCATGATTAAACCCCTTTCTTGTTTGAAATAGAATGACTGTTCATAACGCAAAATACTTTCTTTACTTGCTTCCAATTTGTAGTTAATGGAAGAGATACAACGTCACCGCCTTTGTTAAAATCAATGATTACAAACACGCTTGGCTCATGGCCTATACCTTGAGTAGCAAACGCATTTACTCCTAGAAACAATACAACATCGTTCCTGCCTTTTATTACCATATGCTCCTTGCACATGAAAAGGACTTTATACTTTTGTCGCATCGGCCTGATATTCATGTCTTCCTTCAATGCCTTTCCTCCTTAATAAGTATCTTTCTAATGATGGTTGACTGTGACTTCTTTAATATCATCTAACTGCATGAGTTCATCTCGCAACTTATATGCTTTTGTTTTGCACTTCTCCGTTACTACGTCCGTCGTGTCTCCGCTCTTATACTCTGCTTCTATCGTGTACCATGTCTTCTTACGCATTGCATTGCCTCCTATAAACATATATATTTTCCATTGGTTAAGTAATGTATTTCAGTGCATCCTGCATTCCCTGTGCCGAAATCATCTAATGGCGAAAACGCTTTCTCGCTGTCACAGTCATCGCTAAGGCCTTCGTAATATAAAATATTATCATCGTCGTACATCTTAAACTTATACTTCAGCTCCGCTCCTTCTGTATGGTCTACCGACCTCACCCCTACTGCTTCGCCATCGTCTATAATGTCTTTACTGATAATCCACATACCATGTCTCCTAAGTTAAAATTATATCCGAATCAACGGCCAGTCCTTCTTCTGTTCTGGCAAGGTCTGCTTTATACATAGTGTCTAATGATTCACAGGACGGCGAACAATACTCTTCCATGTCGTCTTGTGTGTTAAACCCTGTACCACACCATTCGCACGTTACATGTATCCAAGGTAACTTATCCATGGCCTACCTCCATTCCTGTGTCGCTACAAGCACAGTCCTGACTGCAATACTGCTGGCCATTTTCCTCTGGTTTGAACGACTGACCGCACCACAGGCATTCAACATCATAACCCCTCCAGCTTTCAATGCATCCCAGTTCATGTGTCCTTTGTCCATTTATGTTTAATATCTCACAACAATTCATATCATATCTCCATTCTTATTGAGTTTTTATTGAAACCATTTATGAGACAAGTCTCTGGTTGCGATACATAATTGATCTAAGCTATTACTACTCCTGACTGACTTTTGCACCTCTGCTCGTTTCTGGCTAAACCTTTTTCCGAACTGCTGTTTAGTACGGACAGATATTGTGTCGGACTTAACAACACCTTCAAGGCTAATCCATTCTACGTCGATATGTGTTAGTTTTTTCATTTATATCCTTTGCTAAACTATAAAGGTAATCATGCCGTTGTCTTCTACTTGCAAAACGAGGAAGACAACGACTGATTATCTTATCATGGTTACTCCTAACTAAATGTTAAAGGCTGATGGTTGCGTATATCACATAACTACTGCCCTCCTTTCGTAACTTATGAAGTGTTTCGCTTGTTTGTTATTCTTACTTACGGCTCCATTATACCTCAAATAATCCTCACGTCAACACTCAAATATATAATAACGCTATAATCTCAATGTATAGGAGTATAGCATCGTTATATAATTAAAAAAAACTTTCACTGACAAGGACGGCGATGAAAAATATCAAGTGAAATGAAAATGTAAACGACTGATAACACGACAGATACGACAATGACTGTGTTCAAATAACAAATACTAAATTCATCAAAATAACTTGTAGCCCTTATTCTATACGGCTTGCCAGCCTACGTCAGGGAGAGCATATTTTCACGCATTTTTTAACCACTGACTAAGTACATGTATATTCAGCACTTCCAACGTATTTGAAATTATCAGTTGACATATAATAGTTGAAGAGGTACGATAGACAAGAATAAGGTCACGGGTTATAAGCAATGCCCATAACAATTAATAAGGAGAAATATGGATAATAGGCATGAATTAGACGTTAGGAACAAACGCAGGAAACATAACTATTGGCTTGCAAAGGGTTTAGGGTTTACATCAAAGGAAGCACGGCTTTTGTGTAAATGGTCAGTTAAGAGAATAAAAAAGAAAGCCCATGAAAACGAACTGAAAAGAGCTGCTGCTCAACGCAGAAGAGACAAGCGAAAGGCGTGTAATGGATAAGAACTGCGACAGATGCCAACACAACAGGCCGTCAAGCACTGACTACTGCTATATGTTTGAAGACAAGCCCGAGACTGTGCCATGTGGCCAGCACGACAAGTATGCAAGTATCAGGAAAGCCACAGGACGTATGGTCAAAGCTAATCCATTTATGTTGCATTTACTAATGACGGAAGCACAGGTAATGACTAAGGAACGATTACTCTTTGACAATGCACGGTATCCCATGAACAATGCTGACTTCAAGCCAAAGGAAACTGATTGAGCAAAGCACAAGACAACCTAATAAGATATGACTTGTTCTTTGCCTATAAGAACGGCACAACGTCACGCTTAGGTAGTCTGACATGTGATAACCCTGCTTCACCGTATGGAAGGTCAGACCGCTCGATTAAACGCAAAGCAATGAAGCTTGCCAAGGAATTGACAGCAAGTAATGATGACTTGGTATGTAGCGTCATTGAATACAAGGAGGCATGTAATGTACAGAATACTCATGAGAAAGACCATTGAAGACCTAGAAGGCGCCGTATCGGCATATCAGGCTCAAGGATGGACAGCACAAGGAGGTATAGCTGTTATAACCATAGAACGAAAGATAAGTATTTGCACTGGCTATGAATTCTATCAAGCCGTTGTCAAGGAGGATGATTAATTTGATTGGCTGGATAAGTTTACATCGTTCAATTATGGATACCCGAGAATGGCTGGCATATGAATTTACACCGCCACAGGCATGGATAGATTTGTTAATGCTGGCACGTCATGAAGACGGAATAGTAATGCTAAAAGGCATCGAGGTTCCACTGAAAAGAGGACAGGTAGGATGGTCTCAACAAGCACTGTCAAAGCGATGGAAATGGAGCAGAGGCAAAGTGAGACGATTTCTGGAACGAAAAGAAAACGATCAAAAAGTGGTACAGCATGGTGTACGTCCAAACAGACATGTAAACGGACAGGCAAATAAATACATAACTACAGTCATATCAATAACTAACTACGACCAGTATCAAGACACCGAACAGGCAAAGAGACAGGTAAAGAGACAGGCAAACGGACAGGCGACGGACAGGCCACGGACAGGCGACGGTACAGGAAGTAATAATGGTAATAATGAAAAGAATGAAAAAGAAGTAAAAGACATGTGTGATTTCAATGAATTCTGGTCAGCTTTTCCTTCACGCAATGGCAAGAAGCTGGAAAAGACAGCCACGATTGCACGATACAATTTACAGCCATTGAAAGACAGAGAAGCAATACTCACAGCCGTTCATAATTACTCTGCTTCTGATTTAGTCAAAAAAGGCATTGGCATTAAAGACCCGAAGAGATTCTTAGTGAACTGGAAAGACTGGCAAGAAGCCGAGAAGGTCACAGGCCAAGGAAAAAGCTATGAAGACAACTTGGCAATTATTAATGCAATCAAACTCAAGAAAGGAATATCGACATGAAAGCCATTGAAGCCAAAATCGACGCATTGAACAAAGAAGGAAGAACCGAGGCATCTACAATGAGCACTGAACGCCGCCAATGCCTGCTAAACACGATTAGAGCACTCGAAGCAGACCGAGAGACGCTAAAGAAAGCAAAGGCAACCACAGAGGACGTCATGGACAGCATGATAGAGATTGCAAAGCTATTACCTGATGTTGACATGCACAAGGCCGAGGTATTCGCAGAAGCACTGATAAAGAATTGCATTACTAAATGGGAGCTACGAGTAGCAACAGAAGAAATAATCAGGACACGGACGAGATTTACGGCAGTAGCAGAGTATTTTCTGGCCATCGACAGGCTCAAGGCAAGGCTCAAATCATCTGGTCACAACATATTCCACGAGACAGCCCTTGATTTCTAAAAGAATTACCATCACACATAAAATAACACTGCAATACGTACAAGGCCTTGGCAAAGACTGGTCAGTCGCTCTTTGTGGCTCTGGCCATTCCTTGTCATTGCATTTGTCAGATCACTGGAACGACGTAAACTGCAAGCGATGCAAAAAACAACGATCAACCAATGAGTAGTTTCTCCTTGGCTTTTAGAAAGGAAAAAGAAATGGAACGACAATCTAATAAGCATTGGTTTCAATCACATGGACAATGGTTATATGTTTATGACAACGGCAAAGTAAATCTGAATACGACTAGATCAGGACATAGCAACTTGATGTATTATATCATGGAAATACTTGATAATGATTGCACTGAAAACAGAGAATCATTGAAGAAGGTCATAAAAGGTGTGAGCAGTAAAGAGTTTTCGATAGAGATAAGGAAAATAAGAAAGCCAGCATTACTATGATTTGCCTTGACATTGAGGCATTATTGAGGTATGTCTATACAAGCTGAGGATTAATCGGAGGCCTTAGAGAGGCTCTCACGCTCAACAAATCTTCAACAAATCACTAAAACATCTAATAGACAAGGATAAACATCAAAAACGAGGTTAATCATGGGATTTCAGAAGGGTAACAAGTGTGCCGTTGGAGCAAAGAGAGGCAAGGCAAGGCTCAATAACGACGTAAGGCAAGTGTTTCACAAGGTTTATGACGAAATGGGAGCTAATGTTGAAGTCATTGACGAGGTAACAGGCGAAAAGCGGAAGCAAACAGGCCATGAAGCCATGCTGGATTGGGCACGGGATAACAGGTCTGAATACTACCGACTGTACGGCAAGATGATACCAGCCACAGCCGAGTTGCCCGAAGACATGCACGAAGACTTCATTGCCACGTTGGTGTTTGAAGACGAGGAAGTTGAGCTCATTGAGACCGATGCCGTTGATGTGGGGAATGAAGGCCATATACAGCTACCAAGTGGGGAACAACATGCAGATAGTGCCCCACCTGTGGGCGATAACCCCATAAAAGAAAAGGAGTGAGCTAAGTGCTGACTGGCAAACGACTTAGACATGAACGTCCGATAACGACTCTTATGTCATGTTCCAAGCAGGATTATAGCATTCAACCAGATTTGACCACAGCCTTGAGGCTGGCGCCGAGACCATGGCCATGCGCAAAACAAGGAGTCCCAAAGTCCTGAGACCCGAAGACCCCCGCCACCCCCTCTCAACAGCAGGTACGGAAAACGATGCACTGACTACTTTCCGGGCTTGTGTGTAGATATTTTTCTTTTTTGAAGTAGGTACAGAAGTAAACGAAATATTTTTCTAATTTTTTGGAGGTAAGTTATGGAAGACTTGGAATGTGTAGCCAAGGACGTCGTGATAGACAAGGGTAATGTCTGTGCTCATATCATCGCATTAGGTATTGCCATTGACAAGCTTGGCTGTAGACGCAAAGAGATTTACATTCCCGTGCCGGACTGGATGTATCCTTTGGCACTCGAATTGTATCGCAGTAATGAAGCACTTACGAGGTTCAAGAAGAATAGTTCGTATTGGATGTAGTTTTATACTTGCTTTTTGCCAAAAATAATGGTATTTTACCTGGTGTAAACACGCTGTAAAATAAAAATTTTCCATTTTTTGAAGGAGGTATGTTATGTTTAAAAAGCTATTCGCTGTTGTCTTTGCAATGTTAATCGTCTTGACAATGTTTATGCCAAACGCCATGGCGCTTCGTGGCTGGCAAGGCACAAGTGGTAGTCCGGAACTGTTCTTCGTTGAAGTCGAAAAAGGCAATATCCCCGGGCATAGCATTGTTCATAAGTTCGGCCACGGAAACGTAGGCGGTTCAATGGCGCCTCTCACCATAAGTGGTGTGTATAAGACGCCTATGGCAGTGGTTTCTCTTGAAATAGTCAGCGATGACACTGACGATGCCCTGGACTCCGTAGGAGCCTTCGAGTATACAGTAATAGGTATTGACGCCAACTACGATGAAATCACGCAGGTAATAGCCGCTCATGCAACCGATGGGCTAGTAGCGGTGGCGATACCCATTGACATGTTAAGAGTTTATCGCTGGTATGTCAGTGCAAGCGGGGTGTATGCGGGTGCGTCAGTGGGTAGTCATGAAGGAGTCCTTACAATGAGAGTTGCAGGCGCAGGAGCTACGTGGAGCCAGATAGAAGATACGCCGTTTCCTGCCGGACAATCAGAGATAGGAGCCTATACGGTTCCCGATGGATTTAGGGCTTATATCATACAGCAAGAACTACACGGAGACAGTGCGAAGTCGGTAGACGTTGTGTTGTTTAGGCGTAGCGGCATTGATATAGTAATTGCTCCGTTCACAGTGATGACTACAATGAGTCATTATGTCGGAGTTAAAGGTATTAACGCAACCGATTTCAAAGCCCCGATGGACGACCTTCCCGCAAGAACAGACATAGGCTATATGGCGACGGTTGCGTCTGGAACCGCCGATGTGTCAGTTCATTTTTCAATATTGTTAGTTAAAGACGGTTATTGATAGCCTTATCGAAGGAGGTCACTATGAAGGCATTTATGAATACATTGCATGTTATTATCGCAGTACCAACTATGGTTTATTGTTGTTGTCGCTGCATAGCATGCGTTTGTGCCTGGTGTAGGTGTTAGTTATAATAATTTTATCAGTGTTAATTTAGTAGGAGGAAGTATTTTGAAAAACTTATTTATTTTGATTGTAGCATTTATTTTACTAACTGGTTCCGGCATTTCGTATGGCGCAACCATGAAAACGCAAAAAGACACTGAGGCGGTGTATGAGACCCTGGATAGGCAGGTAACTAACCTGAATAGGATTCTAGCCAGGTGGGACTTGACAGTTAATGAAACTCTTTTCCCATTGGAACAAATAGTCTTGTATGACATCGACGAGCCAATTGCTATGAGCGAACACGGGATTGCGACTTTCCATGTAGAAATCCGGATAGGAAGCGAGCTGGCACAGATGTTATCTTCTCAGCTAAAGCCAATCATAGTTGCGGCTAAGGAGTACCTGGAATTGCAACGTGACGCCATGGTAATGCCTTAGTCTTTTTGTACAATTACATAAAGGAGACATGTATGGATTACGGAGAGTATTACAGTGATGAAAAGAGAAAAGAAGAACTGGATAACTTATGCCAGGACGAGCACTTAAGGTTGGCTCGTGGTACAATAAACGCACTTTGTATCATGGCAGTCATCGGTCTCTTTATCTACATTGCATTCTTTTGATAGGAGGACGTATGTTAAAGGCTAAAACCAAGCTGTATCCATGGCAGTGTTTTTCCTGCGAAGTCGTCTATGAAAGCAATGTAGAGGCATCGGTTATATTTGTAACGCCGAAAGGACTACTCTTGCATGGATGTTATAACTGTAGAGAACTCACGCACATTGAGGACATCGTGTGCGTGAGTTGCTATGAAACCTTTTTGGCTGTTTATCACGAAAGCCACGACACTGTAGTATGTAAGTGTGGGCATATTAACGCATTGCATTAAGGAGATTAATATTTTAAAATACATATACACGAAGCAGATGTGCAGTGCGTGCGATGCGCTCAAAGCAAAGTATAGATCAAAGGGAACTACCTTTGTAGAGCGGAACGGAGACAGGCTTGACCTTGACCCCAGGATTTTCGACGACGTAGACAAGGAAGCTTTTTTGAAATTACAAATGCAGGACTTGACATTTCCAGTAGAAGTTGATATTGTAGGTGAATGAAAGGAGGCAGTGTGAAGACAAGAAGAGAGTTTTTGAAATTTGGAACAATAGGGCTAACTTCACTGGCGTCGTTTTTGATTCCAGGAAAGCTCCTTGCAGCGCCCGGAACAGACCCGTTTAGCGATTTAATCGACAAGCTTGAAGGTACGATTGCTATGAAGATTGAACGCAAGGAAGAAGAATGGATTCTCAGGGCGGTGGCCATGCAGCCACAGAAAGGGTTTAAAGCATTGGTAAGTGGTAAGGCAGTGCCGTATGACAAGAAACGCAAGGTAAAGTTTTTTAGTTGCGGAATTGATTTAGACAGGTATGATACAGATATAGCTTACACCAAGGAGTTTTTTCGCAGGATTAACCATAACGTCAGGGTTTCATATAAGTATTCTTGAATATGAAAGGAAGTAGCATATGAACAAAGTGGAGGTCTGATTTGACGACAGAAAATATTAAAAATGCCGCTGTCATGGGCACGAGAAGGATGGGTGTTATTCTTTGGTGCGTAAGTGCTATTTGCTTAGTTGTGTACATAGCCAAGCCTGATACCGGAGAACTTCCTACGTCGATTGTAGTGACTGCTATAACATTAATAGCCGCAATGGGCGGCGTAGATG